CACCTACTGGTGCGTCGTTCGAAAATATTTAATATCTTTGGGGTGGGAAAAATGACTTTCCCACCCTTTTTTTGCCTTTTCGAAAATGAAAACTAAATCAACATCGTCTTTCAAAACTGGAACTCCAGACCTCAAATACTACGCATTTGATTGGGACGATAACCTGGTGCACATGCCCACCAAAATAATCCTCTTAGACAATAAAGGTTCGGAAACCTCAATGTCAACAGAGGATTTTGCCACTTATAGAAGTAAGATTGGAAAAGAAGATTTCACTTACAAAGGGAAAACTATTGTAGATTATGCGCCAAAGCCTTTTCGTTTTTTTGGAGTCGACGGGGACCAAGACTTTTTGATTGACGCAATGAAAGCAAAGTTAGGTCCGGCATGGTCTGATTTTAGGGAGGCTATCAATAATGGGTCAATCTTTGCAATAATAACAGCGAGAGGACACAATCCAGAAACAATCAAACAAGGGGTTTACAATTACATTAAAAATAATTTTGGTGGTATTTCTAAGGAAGCTCTTTTAAAAAACCTGAAAAAATTTAGAGATTTTTCAGGGGAAGAAAAAATGACAGATGATGAGCTAATATGGTCTTATCTTGAACTTAACAAATACAACCCCGTAAGCTTTGGTGTAGAGGAAGATGCTGCAAACCCCGAAGAAGCAAAAGTATTAGCCATGGCAAATTTTGTGAAGTATGTCAAAGCAATGGCAACAGTCCTACAAAAAAGTGCTTTTCTAAAAAAAGATGTGGCTAACAAATTCATTCCAAAAAAACCAACAATAGGTTTTTCTGATGACGATGAAAAAAACGTCTATAGTATAAAGAACTACTTTAATAGTATTAAAGAACCTATTAAATTATATTCTACTAAAGGAGGAATTAAGAAAGAAGTAAAATAACTAAGTAAATTAATTAATTAATTAATATTATAATACTATAGTAATACTTAATACTTAATACTTAATACTTAATACTTATATGTGAATTTTACCAACCGCTGAAAAAAAGTAAATAGAAAAAGTTTTCAACCATGGGTATATTTATAATAAACGATAAAAGTAAAAAATAAGAAAACACAATGGCGGATTTATTAATGAAAATGCCGATTCCTTATGAACCTAAAAGACAAAACAGGTTTATTTTAAGGTTTCCATCATCTTTGGGTATCAATGAATGGTTCGTAGAATCTACTGCTAGACCTCACATTACCATCAACCCAACAGAAATTCAATTTTTGAACACCTCAACTTTCGTTGCAGGAAGATTTAACTGGCAAACAATTCCAGTAACTTTCCGAGACCCAATCGGACCTTCTGCAGCACAAGCACTTATGGAGTGGGTTCGTTTACACGCAGAATCAGTAACAGGACGTATGGGATACGCTGCAGGTTATAAAAAAGATATTGACCTCGAAATGCTTGACCCAACGGGTGTTGTTGTAGAAAAATGGATTTTGTACGGAACATTCCTCACTGACGTGAATTTCAACTCACTCAACTATTCTCAAGACGCTCTTGCAACTATTTCTGCAACGTTGAGAATGGACCGTTGTGTATTGATTTACTAAGTATTATTTATTTACTTTTTTGAAGTTGTATATTTAACCGTAGAGCCGCACTCTACGGTTTTTTTATTATGGACCAAGAAACTTTAAATTACTCTCAACAACAATTTTCATTACCACATGACGTGGTTCCACTTCCTTCACAAGGGGTATTCTACAAGAATAAAAAGTCGAGTTTGAAAGTTGGATACCTGACAGCTAATGATGAAAACATCCTTATTGCTGGTGGAAAAGATATGACAATCAACCTTCTCCGTGCAAAAATTTATGAACCAGGAGTTAGACCTGAAGAGCTTTTAGAAGGTGACATTGAAGCTATTCTCATTTTCTTGAGAAACACAGCTTTCGGTCCAACGATTGAACTCAACTTGACGGACCCTAAAACAGGTAAGAAGTTCCAAGCAACAGAGAGATTGGATGAATTAAATATAAAAAAGGGTGTTGAACCAGGTGCAGATGGCACTTTCACAGTAGAACTTCCAATGTCAAAACAAGTGGTGAAGCTAAAACCCCTTTCTTTTGGTGAAAGCACGGAGATTGCTAATATGATTGACACCTACCCTCAAGGTAGAGTTGCACCTGCAAGAACATGGAGATTGCAAAAGGAAATTGTGGAATTAGGGGGAGTAACCGACAAGGGTGAAATCCAGAAATTTGCAGAGGCAATGCCCCTGGCTGATTCCAAATTCATAAAAAAATTCATGAATGAAAACGAACCCCGCTTAGATATGGGTAGGGTTATTATTGCCCCGTCAGGAGAAAAGCTGTTTGTCAACATCGGCTTCGGGGTGGACTTTTTTCGTCCTTTCTTCTGATTACAGAAAAAGTCAGATTGACGAGTATTATTACTTGGCAAAACTTTTTCACGTCTCATATTCAGATTTTATGAATATGCCTGTCTTTATTCGAAAATATATGCTCGATAAATGGGTTGAGGATAATGCGGAAAAATAATCCAAACTCTATTTATAAATTAAAGAGCTCACATGGCTGAAGAAGATTTAAGAGGCGAAAAACTGTTGGGGCAACTCATAGGGCAATCTGCAGACCTTCTCGGAAATATTGGTAGAATACAAGATGGTATTACCGATATCAATCGTGCGTTTGGCGAAAGCAGAAACCGATACCTTGAGTTTTCAACAGCAGTATCTGATAGTGTAGCGGATTTTACCAGATTAGGTGGCAAGGCAAGTGATGTAAGTACTACAATAACAGGTATCGCAGAAGCTTCTCGAAGAAATGTCGTAGCAACTCGAGAAACCCTCACAGAAATATTTGCTACTGCCAAATTTCTAGGTGTAGAAGCTAATGTCATTACTGAGAGCTTTGCTGTTGCAGGGGTTGAAATGTCCAAGGTTGCTGAAACAACCGCAGAATCTGTCCTCTATATTCAATCAATAGGTCTTAATGCAAGGTCCATAATGGGGGATGTTGCTGGCAAGATGGAGCTTATGAACCGCTTTAACTTTGAGGGGGGGGTTCTTGGTCTTACCAAAATGGCTGCACAAGCTTCGATGTTGAGGTTTGACATGAATGAAACAGCAACGTTTGCTGATGCTGTAATGAATCCCGACGGTGCAATTAAAATGGCGTCAGCGTTTCAAAGATTGGGTGTAGCTGCCGGAGATTTGGTTGACCCATTTGTATTGATGGATAAATCAATCAACGACCCACAAGGTCTGCAGGACTCTATTATCGAAATGAGCAAGCAATTCACTTATTTGGACGAAACTACTGGAAACTTCAGAATCAATCCTGGAGCTGTTCGTTTGCTCAAAGAAATTGCAACGGAAACAGGTCTAAGTTTTGAAAACATGACTAAAACAGCGCTTGCTGCTTCAGACCTTGATAGGAGACTTGGTCAAATTTCGTTTGGTATCCAAGGAAGCGAAGAAGATAAGATGCTTGTTGCTAACATGGCAAAAATGGGGGAAGATAAAAGATTCCAAGTTGAGTTTGTTGATGATGAAGGGAAAAAACAAACAAAAGCCCTTGAGGACTTAACACAAGCCCAGTTTGACCAAATCAAACAACAACAAGCACTTCGTCCAGATACAATGGAAGAAATAGCCAGAGCCCAGTTAGATACTGACGTTTTAATTGCGGCTGACATTGCAGCCCTCCCAATGAGATTAGGATATGCATTGGCAGGACAAACGGGTTTAACAAGAGGTATTGAGAGCCTTAGAGAAGGCTTTGATAACTTTGCCAAAGAAGCGTACGGACCAGGAGCAATACCAACAACAAAAGAGTTCAGAAAAGCTTTTGAAGGGGCTGGTGATGTTTTAAGAGAGGCGGCAGAGAATTTTGTTAAGGGTAAAGGAAGTATGGATGATATACAAGCAGCATTAAAGAGAAGTATTGAAGAAGGAACTACAAAGCTTGAGGTTGCTAGCAGAATTCAAAACGTAATTACAAGCTTTGAAAACATAGAATCCGGACGGGAAAGATTCAGACGAGTTGTTGCAACCAATCCGCCAATTGAAAGCAGCAAAGCTTTTGAAGAGTACACCAGACAACAAAGAGAAGCTGGGCAAACAACAGTTACCGGAGAAGTGGAGTTAACTGGAGATATCAATATTAACGTTAAAGCCCCAACAGACTTAACTGAACAACAAGTATTCAATATATTCAACAACCCTGAGGTCAAAGACAATATCTATCAGATAGTCAAAACAAGAATGGATGCGGCAATCAAACCAATGCCAAAAAACTAAATAAACTCCTATTTATCAATAAAACGCTATAAATGGCAAGCCCACTAGATTTTCCCAGTTCAGAAGTTTTTAGAAAAAAACTTGTGGCAAGAAATTTAATGGCATATAAGAAGTCACCAAAACTTCCTAACCCCCCCTATAACTACGAAACTATCCAAAGAGATTTGTCTCCAGTAGACACCGATGATAGTTTAATCGATACACCAGTTCTTGCCAATTTACTTTACCCTCTCAACCAATATGGTGCTGAGGGTGGATACAAACAAGTCCCTTATGTAGGTGCTCTTCAAAACACCAATAGCAACGAAGGAGAATACGGATTCCAGGATGCAAATATTATTGATGAAGGATACTCTGCCGCACAGGTAGGATTTCCTGGTGTTGCTCCTGCATGGAAACCACTGAATGCTTATGCAAGCACAGACCAATTAACGGACTCTGCTCAGTTTTTCGGGTCACTTGAGATTCTAACGCAGAACAATGGACGTTCAACAAACGCACAGCCATATCCGAACTTCAATCCCTCTTCGTACCCACTTATTGGTATCATGCTTAATCCTGACCCACAAGGTTCCGATGGATTACTCTCGAGTGACTCGTTTCTTGCTAAATTGGGCGCAACAACTCTTCGCAGACAGATAGAGTATAACATTGCACAGCAGATTAGAAACAACACTCGTGGTCGTGCAAACTTTCTTAATGTAAACGGGGGGGAAGATATTCTTGCGTTCATTAATGGTAGGGTTCCGTTACTTGAACCCAACTGGAATATTACTGAGGGTTCTACAATCGTTGGTGCTGCGGCAGGATTACTAAATAGAATTTCAGGTTCTTATGCACCATTTTCGGTAATTCCAGGAAATTATTTTGACCCACAAATCAATAGTGGTATTCCAACAACAGGACAGCAATTGGCGTCAGCTTTCTTGGGGGCAAATGCTGCTGCAGGACTAGGAAGGTTCTTTGCTAGATTAAATTCTCAATCAAACCTTAGAGGTTCAATCTTGTTTTTGGAAAACACTGGTGGTGGACAAAGGTCACAACTGTTCAAAAACATTGATTATAACCTTTACAAGCCAGGTTACGATAGACCTATTTTTGATAGAGTAGCTGGTGCTCTTCAGGGTAGAAATACAAATAATGGTGAATACTACATCGGTAGTGTTAAGTCTGAGCCAAGTCAGGTGTTCTCACCTTCAGGTGATGTTCCAGTTGACCAGTTTGGTCGTGAAATTCAAGCACCAGTTTATGGACCACAGGAGTTAGCACAACTTTATGAGGGTCCTGGCAGAGCTCTTAACCTAGGTGCTAATGGCCCGACATATAGTAGTGGTGGAGATATTGTTGGTGGATTTACTTGGGTATCACCAAAATTTAAAGGGAATGCGGGTAAGTATGTTGGCTTAGGTGGTGATGCAATAGCTGAAGACCCAGACTTTCGTCCATCTGCATACCAACCAACAGAATCAACTGAATTCCAATTCAGACAAGGGTCCATCATGGATGATACCCAAAGAATTATTGATTCGCAGCCAAGAGGAGGAAGAAGACTTCAACACGTAGGAAATGCTATCGACCAAGTTTCCAAGGTATTCAACGATGGATACAAAGAAATTACCAAGGGTTCAAAGGTAATGAGATACATCGGTGAAATTGGTGCTGAGGTTGGTGTTGAATATTGTAGAATTTTCCAAAAGGATACTCCTTACCTTCAATACAACGACCTGCAGAAGACAGACGGTATTACAACCGAGGGTAGAAGATTTTCATATTCTATTTTTGATAAGACATATAACTTGAATATTGCTCCTAACAAGAGAGAGGGAGGTCAGGATTCAACAAACCTTATTGGTGGTCCAAATGGATATGCTAAGAAATATATGTTCTCCTTGGAGAATTTAGCTTGGAGAAGTTCTAACCGTCCAGGATATACTGTTGCCGATTTACCTGTTTGTGAAAGAGGACCAAATGGTGGTAGAGTTATGTGGTTCCCACCTTATGGCTTAACTTTCAACGAAAGCACAAGAGCTAGTTTCAAGCAAACTGATTTCATTGGGAGACCAGAACCCGTTTTCACTTACTCGAACAGTTCCCGTTCAGGGTCTCTTAGCTGGAAGATTGTTGTTGACCACCCATCGGTATTAAACATGTTGGTGAACAGAGTATTAAACGACACAAACATAAGACAGCGAGCTGACCAAATTTTGGATTCATTTTTTGCTGGTTGTAGAAAATACGACCTATATGAACTTGCCAGAAAGTATTACACAGTAAACCCAAATGATATTTTTGAAATTCAACAAAGACTGCAGACCAAGAATGTTCCTGGAGAAGATGTTGAATATTATGTGAGAACTATCCAGACGGGTGGTTTTAATACAACAGATGGTGGAACTCAGGGTGCTGGTGCTTCGACAGCAGGACCAATAACTGAAAATTCGCCTTCAGGATTTAACTATAAAAATCTAAACAATTATGGGCTTTATTTTGAAAATGATATTCCGAAACCTAATTTGACAGTATCCGCTTACCCAGTGTATTACACCACTTACGTGAGTAGTTCAAATAAGCAATTTTATGAAACAAAAGCTGCTGCTTTGGGAGAAGCACAACAAGTTGCTACCTTTTTTACTCAAGTTGTTGAAGGAAACAAGAATGCAATTGAGCAAATGCTAATCCAACTCAGTAACGATTTGGATAATGATTCAAATGGGAAATGTGAAATCAAACTGCAAAGTAGTGCTTCGAATCCTCAAACAAAATCCTATAATCAATTATTGTCAGAAAGAAGAATGGATTCGGCGGTGCAATACATCGCAAGCATTGGTAATCTTGGCAACTACATAAAACGGGGTAGGTTGACTTTGGTTACAAGTGCTTTTGGAGAAACGATTACAGGACTTACAGTTAACCCTGTTGGGCTAAATGGGACTGCTTTTGGTAAGTATGACTGTACGGGACAAGATAGTTTATCAAAAGATGCCCAGGTTTATAGTGTAAATGCTATGGCTTGTAGAAGAACCGTAATACAAAATATCACTTATCAATCGCAAGCTCCAGCTGTCGATGTGGATGTTCCAGAAGAAATTCCATTTTTCGATGAACAAATAATTGAGCAAAGAAGACCTAAACAGCCGGTAACGGAACTTGTTGAAGAAACTGTATTCCGTGATAATATTACAAAAAGAGTTCTGAGGAGTTTGTTATCCGAGTGTGATTACTTCGAAGTAATCAAGCAGGATACACCAATGGTATATGATAGTTTGAGAGAAAAACTTAAATTTTTCCATCCAGCATTCCACTCTATTACACCGGAAGGATTGAACTCAAGACTTACATTCCTTCAGCAATGTATGCGTCCAGGTGATACAATACCAACAGTCAAA